GTTCTACTGATTTATACAATACTGTTGCACATTCGGACGAATAACTATATTTTCCTTTCGTGCCGCATATTCCACATCCGTATTTGCATATTTCCATATCACTATCGTAGTATATACACTGTTTTAAGTCTGTTACTATCATCATGTTACCTCAATCCAATAAAATAGGTGGTAGTCATTCCGACCGCCACCTACTGTTTCCTGACTTATTCTACTGTGATGCAATCATATCTCTCAGAATTGATTGTGTTCTCCATTGCCTCAACCGGGTTGTAACCAAGGTTCTGCAGAATCTGTTTGAATACCGTCACCGACTGTCCGCTTGCAAGCTGCACGCCCTTACGGTTGTGATCTGCATGGAATACATCGTGTCTGCTATTCACATTCCAGAAGATAATGTTTGGGATTACATAACCAGCCTTGCGGAACTTATTTGCCATCTTGTCATAGAAAGACCACTCACGGTTTCCACAACAGTCAATTTCCATGTCTGATATGACAACGATTGCTTTCGGCATTTCCTCCTGCGGAGTATTGTGTTTTTCCGCAATTTCAAGAACCCTCTCAAAAGCAGCTTTAAGGTCTGTGTTATTATCCCAATTTGCTCTGCTTACGTTGCGGATCTTCTGTTCAAGGGTTTCTCCCCTCAGAATAACCGTCTCTGGTCTGTCAGAGAATGTCATAAACAGATTGTGGTATGCACCCACATTTCTCTCTGCAAAATAGATTGCAAGACCGATTGATGTTGCCATAGGTCTGCCTCTCATGGAACCGGACACATCCGCCATAACTAAAGCGTTTGTTCCTTTCTCCACATAATCCGGCAAGGCTTTCCACTGGGCTTCAAGTACCTTGTTGCTCTCTCTGCCGTAAAGGATCTTCTCAACAATATCGTAAGGGAACAGTGTTGAGGCATTGATTTTTACCTCTCCCTTTTCTGCCTTGTTGATAAACTCTCCAAATCTCTCAGCATCATGTTTCATAAATGCCTTGCGGTAAATCATCATCGCACGGCTCGGAACTTCCGGGTATTTGATTTCATCCCATCTTCCGGCTGACATAAGACTTTCAACGACACCGATCTGTTTTCTCATGCTACGGACGATTCTCTTGAAATTGTAGACTGGATAGCCTAATTTCTGTGCCGTAAGGATTCCGAGTTTTCTTGTGGCAGAGCTGCTTGCATCTGCGGTCTTAATCCACTTTGCAAGTAAGGAAATTGCATTTCCGGCATTGAGGTTCTGTAAATCTTCCTCAAACTGTTTCTTCATTGCAGCCCACATATCGTCCTCCAACGGAGTGCCGATAAGCTCATACAGATCATCATATCTTCCGAATACACCAACCAGATCAAGATTCGGTCTGAGTGCTTCCGGGTGTTTTTCTGCCATGTAACGGATAATGGTTCTGAAAGTCTTTCTCTCTCCAAGACCGCCACGAATGTCTCTTGCATAGAACGCAATCTTTGTAGCAAAGAGTTTGTCCTGTGCGTATGCCTCCGCAAACAGAGTGGTAATTCTGTTCTCATCAGCCTCTCTCAGCGATCCGATTGTACCAAACAGATCCAGTCTGGTATCGCCAGAGGTATTCAGTGCCACTGCACCGTTTTCAGTCCGGGTAAATCTACCATCTTCTCTCATTGCATCTGCAAAACTCATGTTTTCCTACCTTTCCAGGACTCTCATTTACGGAATTGAACCGTTTCACATTGTTTTTTAGACATTTGCTTTAACCATTGTGATTGCTGTAGGAGTCCCTATAAAATTGTTTACTGTTTCATTGTCAGGACACTATTGGGGTTTATGATTAACAGTCATATCCAAAAGGGTTGCTGTAAGTGTCCCATGTAAAGTTTTATGCCTATCTGGCTAACTTTTTAAGTTCATACCGCCTGTTATGTATCGCTCCGACAGAACGACCAATTTTCTCAGACAATTCAGAATCGGTAATCTCATGCTTGATTACCAGTGCATCTTCCTCCGCAGTCCACGGATGAGACGGATATAGAAATGACGTTTTACTGTAATATCGCCTATGCTGTCTCTGACACGCCTTATGATACTTTTCCATATCCCTATAATCTTCTTTTCGGTTCATAGGCAACCTCTTTCTTTTTACATGACGCTGTTTCAAACGGGAAAATATTGTCAATGGAATTTTCTGTTTTGAAAGATTGCTGTAAGCGTCACTT